GGAAATTCCTGCCCGTCCGAATTTTCGTAAATTAAAATCTTCTTCTGTTTCAGTAAAAGTCCCTGCTTCATCTTTTTTTCTTTCTGCCTTTGGATCACCAAAGACTGAGGCGAGTAATTGTTCCGCTCTTTTTTCTATATATTCGGGTTGTCGAGTTACCGATTGATAAACATCATCAGCCATTACGCCCTCCCGTATCTTTTTTGCATGTCATATAAATATTGAGATCCTCGTTCTCTTTCATCTTTTCTTCCTTGTCCTCCTAGCCTTGATCCTAATCCTCTCACGGTATTGGCATTCACCACGAATTCACCGTCACTGAGCATCGCCGGGACTTCATCGCTTGTCTCGGTTCCTGGTCCACGTATCCGTCCCGTTCGTCGTGGGAAATCTCCTCCATCGGCTAAAGTAATAATTCCTCCATCAGCAAAGTTGGCACCGTAATTGGAGAAAGGAATCAATTGGTTTGGATTAATTGAAGCTGACTTTAAATCTCTTAATGGGTCTTGGGTTCCGTAAACTTTTTTAATGTCAATTTCTTCTTCATCGCCCATACCACTAATAGCTCCTGCTCCTAATAGACCAGCTAATGCGGATCGAATCGGATTCTTTTTAATATATCCAAGACCTTTTGAAAGTAAACCTTGTTTTCCTAAAGCTTGGCCTCCCAAGCCTCTAACACCACCTTTTTGCATTGTTTGGGCAGCGAATTGCCTAGGTCCCACACCGGCACCAGCTTGCATTGCTCCTTTATTAAATAAGCCACCTAGTCCTTGACCGCCTTGCATCCCTCCAAATTTACTGAGTCCTCCTCCTATGAGTCCAGACATCGCGGCAAACTTCAAGGCTTCTTTAGGGCTTTTCCCAGCCACCAGACTCCCTAGTCCACCACCAATGGCAGAGCCCAGCATAGGGCCGCCGTATAAAAATCCTAGTCCAGCGCCAATTAAGGGCGCGGCCTTTTTAGCCATCTTGAATATTTTCTTAAGCATGTCTCCTTCTGCAATTCATGATTGTGATTAATGCAAGAAGGCGAGCCTTGTAGAACGTAGGCCTATTTTAATCTATATTTATATGCAAATTCTTGGTATATGACAATAGAATAATGGTGAAGAAAGTAAAGACAAAATCAGTAGCTACCTTTAATCATAAATTTGAAGCCATTAGACCGTTCGGTCCTACTATCATTAGAGGAAAAGTTCCCATGGATCTTATTCATTTATTGGATAAGAAAGCATCTCAAATGCTAGGAAGTAAGCAACTTTCTAAAGAATTTAATCACGCACCTAATCTAGCGGGAAATGTTCACAAAGAAGTGCGCTTTCCTTCATCGTGGATGAGCACCAAAGAATTTCAACCTATGGTTGAGTATATTGGAGAAATGGTAAAAGCTTATATCTCTATTCCTCCTGCAAATGAAACCATCAGTCCTGCGTTTGTGGGCAAGCTCGTTATTCAATCAATGTGGACCGTGAGCCAGTGGGCAGGAGACTTTAATCCTTTTCACATTCATGAAGGACAGTTATCAGGAGTTATTTATTTACGCATTCCACCTGGATTAAAAGGAGAATACGAAAAAGAGGATCATTACCCAACAGTGGGGGATATTGTTTTTTATCACGGTCAAGCAGCGACGTTCAGTGGACATAAGTTGCAGTACACTCCTGAAGTGGGTGATGTATTTTTATTTCCCAATTGGCTCACGCACGGCGTCTATCCTTTTAGAACCCCAAGACAGGAAAGACGATCTGTTTCCTTCAATCTTGAACTTATTAAGAAGGAGGGCGATACAAGCGGAAACGCTGAAACATTGCGTAATAAAAAATTTTATAAAAAAAGTGATTGATATTAATAATGTTCCTATGGTTCGTGTGACGTGGACAGATGCTCGTGACACGGAAACAGGATGGCTTGATATAAAAGATATTCTTCATGCGCCGTTGGCCGTGTGCCAAGAGGTGGGATGGATGGTTGTGAATAATCCTCAAAAAATTATTATTATGAGATCTTATAGTAAAGATAGCAAAGATAAGAATGACATCAATGGTGGGGGAGCCATAGCTATTCCTAAAGGATGGGTAACTCATATTGAATATTTAACAGTTAGTTATGGCCAAAAAGTCAGATAAAATTATTAGACTATTTGTAGCCACCCCGTGCTACGGAGGAATGCTTACCGTTAATTATTTTGAAGGCTGCTTAGCTTTAATGAATGAATGCATAAAACAAGGTATAGGATTGCAGTTCGCCACTATTGGAAATGAATCGTTGGTAACTAGGGCTCGCAATACATTAGTTCAATTATTTATGGATGATAAAAAAAAGTATACTCATCTTTTATTTATCGATGCCGATATTGGCTTTGAGTATAAAACTGTTATGCGCATGTTGGATCTAGATGAAGAAGTAGTAGCTGCTATTTATCCCCGTAAAGCAATTGATTGGCGGAAAGTAAAAAAGAAAGCCCAAGAAAAACCTGATGTCACACCCGACGAACTACACGCTTTTTCTTTAGAGTATAATCTTAATGTAAAAAATCCCGAACGCATTGAAATGAGAAAGGGATTTATTGAAGTGATGGATGCTGCCACTGGTTTTATGCTTATTAAACGAAATGTGTTTAATAAAATGAAAGTAGCCTATCCTCATCTCAAGTTCACCAATGACCAGCATTTGGGACAGCCTCATGAAACCAAGTTCAAGTATCATGAAACCTCTAATTGGAACTATGCTTTTTTTGACACCATGATTGATCCGGATACCAAAAGATACTTGTCAGAGGACTATGCTTTCTGTAGACTATGGCAAAAAATTGGTGGCACCGTTTATGCTGATGTATTTAGCGGCGTGACGCACTACGGAACCTATGCTTTTAGAGGAAATATAGGTACTCAATTCTTGCCTCCAGAGAAGAAGTAATTTATTATGTGGGGCTATGCAATTAACAGATTTAAAATTTCAACCAGGAATAGATAAACAAGATTCTCCTTATGCGGCGGGTGATGATCGACGCTATGTGAACTCTGATTTTGTTCGATTTCATTACGGAAAACCAGAACGTTGGAACGGATGGGATTATCTTCCCAATCCTAATACAACAATCGTGGGCGTGGTCCGTGATACACATGCGTGGATGAGTTTGAATGGAACAAGGCATCTTGCCTTGGGAACCGACAAGAAACTTTATGTTTTCGTGGGAGGAGTATTCAATGATATTACTCCTATACGATCAGGACCAGACTCTCTTACCAATCCTTTCACGACTAATGCCACGACGACTGTTTCCGTAGCGGATACGGCGCACGATGCTAGTCAAGGGGATTTTGTGACCTTTGATTCATTCTCCACCCTTGATGGCTTGGACATGAATAATGAGTTTGAAATTACCACCATCACGGATTCAGACAACTATACCGTTACCCATACAGATACAGCCTCGGGATCTACGTCAGGTGGGGGAGGAACGGGAAACGCCAATTATCAGCTCTCCATTGGAGAGGCAACATCCACCTTTGGATATGGATGGGGTACTTCTACATGGGGAGCTAGTACATGGGGAACAGCTCGTTCATCATCTAGTGTGGTAATTTACGCACGCAACTGGTCACTCGATAACTTTGGAGAGGACTTGATTGCAACAGTCATTAACGGAGGAACTTATAAATGGGACCTTTCAGGCGGTGTCTCTAACAGAGCGGCAATCGTTACAAACGCTCCTACGGCCTCACGGTTTAGTTTAGTATCGGCTGATACAAGACATTTGTTTTGTATGGGAACAGAGACAACAATTGCAGATACAGCCACCCAGGATGATTTGTTCTTTAGATGGTCGGATAGAGAAGATCTAACAGATTGGACTCCTATAGCCGCTAATGAAGCGGGATCTCTTCGTATTGCTGATGGATCACGTATCATAGGAGCAGTTAAATCAACAGGACAAATACTTGTGTGGACGGATAAATCCTTGCATGGTGTCCAATTTGTTGGAACACCTTATACTTTTGGACAACGTCAATTAGGAGCTAACTGTGGACTCATTGCACAGCACGCAGCCATAGATGTAAATGGTAAAGCCTACTGGATGGGAGAGAATTCCTTTTACATGTATGATGGTGTGGTTAAAAAAATGCCTTGTTCCGTACAGGACTTTGTGTTTGATGACCTCAGTTTCACTAATAGAAACGATATTGCATGTGGACTGAATACCGAGTTCAATGAAATTTTTTGGTACTA